TTATAAGCCAAAAGAAATTTCTGTTCCTTTACTCAATATAGATCCAGTCGACCTTAGAAATTCTCCAGACTATACCTTATTATATGGAGTCAACGTTAAAGATTGCAGCGTTAGAATCCATTATGATGACAACAGAAGAGCGGGTAGAAGTTGGGATATGCCTTTAGAAAATAATCAATTTATTATGTTTCCCTCTATGCAAATGTATTACATAACCAACAATCAAAAAGATTCCCTTAACTCTATTCTAACTATTACCCATGAATCTATCTAATTATTTTTGGTATTTTAAATCTGCACTAACACCACGATTCTGTGATGAAGTTATTAAATATGCTTTATCTCAAAAAGAAACAATGGCAATTACAGGGGGTTATGGGCATGATAGAGATTTAGCTAAAAAACCTTTAAATAAAGAGGAGGTTCAAGACTTAAAAAGAAAAAGAAATTCTGATTTAGTATGGTTCAATGATACCTGGATATATAAAGAGATACACCCCTTTGTCCATGAAGCTAATAAAAGAGCAGGTTGGAATTTTGAATGGGATCGATCAGAGTCCTGTCAATTTACAAAATATAAACAAGGTCAATATTATGATTGGCATTGTGATAGTTGGGACAAAGTTTATGATTCCCCTAAAACTCCTTCGCATGGTAAAATTAGAAAGCTATCGATGACTTGTCAATTAACCGATGGCTCTGAATACTCAGGGGGCGAACTAGAATTTGATTTTAGAAATTATGAACCACACCAAAGAGAGGAAGATAAACACTTAAGAAAAGCAACTGAGATATTACCTAAAGGAAGCATTATTGTTTTTCCTAGTTTTCTTTGGCATAGAGTTAAACCAATAACGAAAGGAACAAGATATTCACTTGTCTTATGGCATTTAGGATATCCATTTAAATAATGTTTATGGAAAGGATACTCTAAGGTGATAATTTGTGGAATTCAAATACATCATGAACCTTCTGTTTGTGTGATAAAAGATGGTAAAATTATTTGGTATCAAGAAGAAAGAAAGCTTTCTAAATTAAAAAAAATTTCGTTGTTCCCTTACAGGTGCATAGATTTATTAGTTAAAGATAAATTACTTAAAATAAATAAATTTGTAGTAACAGGTTATAATTTTTTACATACAGAAGTTGCACAAATAGAAAATTATTTATATTATAAAAATATTTTACCATATGGTGAAAAGGTTTTTGGGTTTTATAGCGCGCACCATTTAGCACATGCTTATAAATCTTATATAGATTCTAACTTTAAAAAAGCTAGAATTTTTGTAGTAGATGGAAGAGGAAGTGATTGGTATCTTTCCGATAAAACAGAGACTTTTGAAACTTGTTCCGTTTATAACGCAGATGAGACAGGGATTAAATGTATATATAAAAAAGTATATTCTAGAAATAATAAATCTAAAGATGTCACGGTAGATCTTGCATATTATCCTTTTATAAATAAGCTGGGGATAAATTCTTTTCAGTCTTTGGGGGCAGATAAAAATACTAAATTTGAAATAAGTAATAAATTAGATTTAGGATCTTTTTATGCTGATATAGCCTCTCATTTTAATTTTAAAGACGAAGAAGGTAAATTTATGGGTTATCAATCTTATGGTAAATTTGATCAAAGAACATATGATACCCTTAAAAAGGGCATTAGCCGCTCAGGAATTAACAGATTACCTAGAAACCAGAATGTAGCTCATACGGCACAAATTTATTTTGAAAAAGAGTATGAGAAATTAGTTGAACAATTTAAATGTGAAAATATGGTGTTTACGGGAGGAACCGCTTTGAATGTAGTTAATAATTATAAATTAACACAAAAATTTAAAGATAGTAATTTATGGTTTGATCCTTTGTGCGGAGATGTAGGAAATTCTATAGGAGTAGCTCGTCTTTATGTAAAACATTTTCATACTAATACACATTTAGAGCCTTTAACAAATCTTTATATATCCAGCATATCAAAAAGCACTATAGAGATTCAAAATACAGAAAAAATCCGTGTAGTTGGATTAAAGGATGTTATGTGTCTTTTAGAAAAAGGTGAGGTAGTTGCACTTTATCAAGGCAGATCAGAAGCAGGCCCGCGGGCTCTGGGCCATAGAAGCCTATTACTGGACCCGACGATTCCTGATGCAAAAGACATTATGAATAAAATTAAAAAAAGAGAAGGGTTTAGACCCTTTGCTTGTTCGATCTTGGAAGAAAAATGTGAGGAATGGTTTGAAATGGAAGGTATAAAAAAATCTCCTTTCATGATGTATGCTTTTCAGGCTAAAAAATTAGCAAAAGAGAAAGCTCCATCAATAGTTCATATAGACAATACGTGTAGAGTTCAAACAGTTAATGAAAATGATAATAAAGTATTGTATAAAATTTTAAAAGAATTTAAGGTCCCTTTGATAATAAATACTTCTATGAATTTGGCAGGAAATGCTATCAATGAAACTTTAAACAATGCGTTGTATACGATGAGAAATTCATCTTTGAAATATATATATATGCCGGAACAAAACCAACTAATAGAAAAATTTTTATAAATTTAAATAATGTTTATTTACGAAACTAATATAGATAAGAAAATATGTAAAAAATTAATTGATGTTTATGAAAACGATAGTAATAAAGAAGCTACAAATACTCATAGGACTAAAATGACTCAACTTTTTTTAAATAGAAAAGATGGTAGATTATTTGATTATCTTACAGCACTACATAAAATTTTACAAAAGTATAAAAAAAAATATAAACATATTGATGAAGGACAACAACCTTGGGAACTTAATTCAACTATTAAAATACAAAAATATAAACCTGGAGAATCTTATTTTTCTTGGCACACAGAATCAACAGGACATCAAGGAAGTAATAATAGAGTATTAGTATTTTCTACTTTTTTAAATGATATTAAAAAAGGTGGAGAAACAGAATTTTTTTATCAAAAAGAAAAAGTAAAAGCTCAAGAAGGTAAAACAATTATATTTCCTCCTTTTTGGACACACACCCACAAAGGAAATGTAGCAAAAGAAACTAAATATATAATAACAGGATGGTATACATATGCATATAAATAATTATTTTTCAACACCAGTTTGGACTGAAGACAAACCAGAGTTTGTTAAATCCTTAAACAAAGCTAGTGATAAATATATCAAGGAAGCTAGAAAAAATCAAAAAAAACACATCAAACAATTCGGTGATTTTGGAACAAGTTATCATTCGACGCCGTTAACTCGAGACAATGATTTTTTAGATTTAAGAAATTATATAGGACAAAAGTCTTGGGAATTTTTAGATCATCATGGCTACGATATGAGACAATACACAACAATATTTAGTGAAATGTGGGTACAAGAGTTTGCTAAAAAAGGAGGAGGTCATCATTCAGCTCATATTCATTGGAATCAGCATGTATCAGGATTCTATTTTCTAAAATGTTCTGAAAAAACTTCTTATCCTATTTTTCATGAACCGAGAACAGGTGCAAGAGCTACTAAATTAAAATTGAAACCAGAATTAAAAGGTATCTTTCCTGGCACAGAGCTCGTTAATTTTAGACCGAAACCAGGAACTTTAATTATTTTTCCAGGATATATGGAACATGAATACGCAGTCGATCATGGGAAAGCACCCTTTAGATTTATTCATTGGAACATTACTGCTATTCCTAGAGAGATGGCTAAAGATGTTTAAAAAAGATAAATATTGTATTATTCGTCAAGCTATCTCAAAAGACTTAGCTGCCTTTGTGGCAAATTACTTTTCAATGAAAAAACAGGTTTACGATACCTGTCGACAAACAAGATTTATTTCTCCTTATGAAACATTATTAGGTGAATATGAAGGAGCGGATAGTCAGATTCCCCATACCTATTCAAGTTATTCGGATATTGCTATGGAGACTTTAATGTTGAAGTGTCAACCCCTTATGGAAAAGACTACAGGATTAAAATTAACTCCTGCCTATACCTATGCAAGAATTTATAAAAAGGGAGACGTTTTAAAAAGACATAAGGATCGATTTAGTTGTGAGATATCGACGACAATGAATCTCGCAGGAGATCCATGGGCACTTTATGTTGAGCCTTCTGGTAAAGAAGGACTAAAAGGAATTAAAGTAGACCTTAAACCAGGAGATATGCTGGTTTATAGTGGATGTGAACTAGAGCATTGGAGAAATAAATTTAAGGGTAAAGAATGCATTCAGGTATTTTTACATTATAATAATCGTAAGACACCGGGAGCAAAAGATAATATGTTCGATAAGCGTCTACATTTAGGACTTCCGTCCTTTTACAAAGGCTTTACACCACCTAAAAAATAAGATATAAAATACACTGGTGAGGGGATGATCCACCACAGATTCCCCTTACTTTAAAACATTTGAATTCCCCTACAATCTGATATAAACCATAATAAATAGGT